AACTATTTGATAACAGTTGACGTTGCCCGTGGTTTAGGTAACGACTATTCTGCATTCATTGTTTTTGATATTACTCAGTTTCCATACAAGGTAGTAGCAAAGTATAGGAATAATGAAATTAAACCTATGCTATTCCCAAATATTATTCACGAGACTGCTAAGGGATATAATAACGCTTGGTTGCTAATTGAAGTTAATGATATTGGTGAGCAAGTTGCTAATATCTTACACTATGACTTGGAATATGAAAATATGCTGATGGCAGCAATGAGGGGTCGTGCTGGGCAAGTGGTTGGACACGGTTTCTCCGGCAAGAAGTCGCAGATGGGTGTGAGAATGACTGCTGCGGTGAAGAAGTTGGGGTGTTCTAACTTAAAGACTTTCTTAGAAGACGATAAGTTACTGACTGTTGACTATGATATTATATCAGAACTTACGACTTTTGCACAGCGTCATAATTCTTTTGAGGCAGAAGAAGGTTGTAATGATGACCTAGCAATGTGTCTGGTTATCTTTGCTTGGTTAGTTGCTCAAGAGTATTTTAAAGAGATGACGGATAATGATATCCGTAAGAGAATTTATGAAGAACAAAGAAATCAGATAGAACAAGATATGGCACCATTTGGTTTTATACTTGATGGTTTAGACGAAAGTACCTTTGTAGACAAAGATGGAGATAGATGGCATACTGATGAATATGGCGATCGTTCCTATATGTGGGATTATTATTAATGGATCTAGGTGATCAAATAAACTTAGAACACATACTTCTTTTTGATAGGGAGTGTAGAGTTTGTGGCGAAATAAAAAATTTGATAGATGACTTTTATCTAACTAGAAAAGGTAGAGGTGCTTTACCTTCCGCCTATTCTTATGAGTGTAAAGAATGCACCAGAAAGAGAGTTTTATCCAAAAAAAAGAAAAATACTATCAAAGAAATGTGGGAATATCCTGACTGGTAGTGGTTCACGCACCGATTCCCCATTCAAAGTACCCTTTTTAATAAATAATTTCAGATTAATTCTGGATAGGAGAATAGAAGATGCCAGTAAATTTAGCATCTCCTGGAATTGTAGTAAGAGAGGTTGACCTCACTGTAGGTAGAGTAGATGCTACTAGCGGTGCTGTTGGTGCTTTGGTTGCTCCCTTCGAAAAAGGGGCAGTCGGTGTACCAGTTCTTGTTTCTGATGAATCCGATCTGCTCGCAAATTTCGGTGAGCCATACGAAACAGACAAGCACTATGAGCACTGGATGGTTGCATCGTCATATCTAGCATATGGCGGTAATTTACAGGTCGTAAGAGCAGATGACGACAAGTTAACAAACGCAGTTGGTAGTGGTACTACGAACCTTAAAATTAAGAGTACAGAGCATTATAACCAACTTGGTTATGCAAACAACACCATTACGGGTGAAGTCTTTGTAGCAAGAAACCCCGGTTCTTGGGCAAATGGCATTAAGGTAGCGGTCATTGATGCTAAGGCAGACCAAACCCTTACGATGAGTACATCTAATGTCTCAACATTTAGTAGTGAAGTTGAGATTGCCGGTACTGTTGGTGTTACCACTAACTTAATTACTGGATTAACGACAACAACAGGAATTGTAGTTGGTGACGTTATTAGAAGTGGTCCATTTGGAACAGGAACTACGGTTACTTCTATTGATGCCGATGCATTAGAAGTAGTAGCATCCAATGATTCTACAAATACGACTTCAGACACATTCTTACTGAATTTTGCTGTAGAAACCGTATCTGCAGTAGCACCTTTAGTAGGATATGGTATTACTCAAGCAATTTCTGCAGTTCTTCCTGGAGCAGGAACAACAAGAACACTTGACGGACACCTCAAGGGTATTATTACCCGTGTTGGAAGTGGAGAAGTTGATGTAAAGGTTCTTTCACACGTCTCTGCTGCTGGAACTGAAACTAACGTCGATTATCAACCATCTGGAGTTTATAAGTTCTCTGGATCAGGAACGGTTGCTATTCACACTAGCGGTCAAGCTGGTACAGTATCATATGGAACGACAGCAGTAACTGCACAAAAGGACTGGTACGATCAACAAAATGTAACTCTTACAGGTTCAACTGTTGCTTGGAACACTCTTGCAGACAGACCAGGAACTTCTTCTTACGCTGCAGCAAGAAATTCAAGATTTGATGAAATTCATGTTGTTGTCTTTGATGACAAAGGAACTGTAACTGGAAACGCTGGCACAATCCTTGAGAAGCACATTGCTTTATCTAAAGCAAAAGACGCTGAGTATTCATTAGGTTCTTCAGCATACTGGATAAAGTATCTCTATAACACTTCAACTATTGTCTTTGGTGGCGGTGGTCCTTCTGGTGTTACTACCACGGCATATAGCAGCGGATTTACTCTTGCTTCTAATGGTACTTGGGATAAGAATGCTGACGGAATTAAGTTTGCTGCTGTTGGTAATACCACTTACACATTTGCTCAGGGTAAAGACTACGGCGGAAAAGCAGGCATAACATCAACTGGCGCTTTAACAGCGAGTCTGTCTGGTTTAACTGATGGATATGGATTGTTCGAGAACACCGACAATTATGATGTCGATTTCTTGATTATGGGTTCTGGAAATCATACAAAAGAAACCGTCCAAGCAATCGCTAATAAACTGATTTCAGTTGCCGAAATAAGACAAGACGCAATTGCGTTTATCTCGCCACATAGAGGAGCGTTCTTGAGTGATGGAACTGCTGGAACTGTAACCGTAAATTCAGATTCCACAATTACCGATAATGTAATTGAATTCTACTCACCAATAACCTCTTCAACATATGCAGTATTTGATAGTGGTTACAAGTATACCTACGATAGATTTACAGACAGCTTCCGTTATGTTCCTCTAAATGGAGATATTGCTGGTCTGTGTGCTAGAAACGATCTGGTCAACTTCCCATGGTTCTCACCAGCGGGTACTGCTAGAGGTGCTATTCTCAATGCAGTCAAGTTGGCATATAATCCAAATAAGGTTCAGAGAGACAGACTGTATTCTAATAGAATCAACCCTATCATCTTCTCTGCTGGAGACGGTATTGTACTCTTCGGTGACAAGACTAGTTTCGCCAAGTCTTCTGCCTTCGATAGAATCAATGTTCGTCGCCTTTTCATCTACCTGGAGCAAGCAATCGCTGCTGCTGCCAAGGATCAACTCTTCGAGTTCAACGACGAAATCACAAGAACCAATTTTGTCAATATCGTTGAACCATTCCTCCGCGATGTTCAGTCCAAGAGAGGAATCTTTGATTATGTTGTTATTTGTGATGAGACAAATAACACTGCTGCTGTCATTGACAACAATGAGTTTGTCGCTGACATCTTCATCAAACCAAACAGATCGATCAACTTCATTGGTCTGACCTTTGTTGCTACCAGAACTGGGGTTTCCTTCTCGGAAGTCGTCGGTAATGTTTGATAATTTACTTTATTAATCAACCTTAGAGGCAAACAAAAATGGCAACTAGAAATCAACTTAATCCACCCCCACTAAGAAAGATTACTGACTTCAAGAGTAAGCTTGCTGGTGGCGGCGCACGCTCAAACCTCTTTGAGGTTGAGCTCTCCTTCCCAAGTGCAGTAGGAGTCGAAGGTATCAATGATGTCCTTAATAAGGCAAGATTCCTTACTAAGGCAGCAAACCTCCCAGCATCAAATGTTGCTCCTATTGAAGTTCCTTTTAGAGGAAGAATCCTGAAGATTGCGGGAGACCGTACTTTTGATACTTGGTCAATCACAGTCATCAATGACACCGATTTTGCTATTCGTTCTGCTTTTGAAAAGTGGATGAATACAATTAACCGTGTCTCTGATAATACTGGTTCTACAGATCCAGCATCATATCAAGCAGATGCTTATGTTTATCAACTTGACCGCAATGGCGGCACTTTGAGAAAGTATCATTTCTATGATGTCTTCCCAACTCAAGTAGCACCTATTGAACTTTCATATGATGCTCAGGGCATTCAAGAGTTCACTGTTGAACTTCAAGTTCAGTGGTGGGAAGCGGTCAAGGGTAATGCTGCTACAGCGGGCGGAGAATCCATCAACTAAATAGTCAATAATAAGCAAACAGTTATACGATGGCAAGACTTTTTGGTTTCTCTATTGACGGCGACCAAAGTAAACCACCTTCAGTTGTTTCCCCCGTTCCTCAAACTAATGAGGACGGGGTTGACAATTATATTAGTAGTGGTTTTTATGGTCACTTTTTGGACATTGAAGGTGTTTATAAAACTGAACATGACTTAATTAAAAGATATCGTGAGATGGCACTTCATCCCGAATGTGATGGTGCCATCGAAGATGTTGTAAATGAAGCTATTGTCAGTGATCTTTACGATTCTCCCGTTGAGATTGAATTATCCAATCTTAATGCAAGTGATAGACTCAAACAAGTAATTAGAGAAGAGTTTAGATATCTCAAAGAAATAATGGACTTCGATAGGAAGTGCCATGAAATTTTTAGGAATTGGTATGTTGATGGTAGAGTTTACTACTTGAAAGTCATTGATCTCAAAAATCCTCAAGCAGGTATTCAGGATTTGAGATACATTGATCCTATGAAAATGAAGTTTGTTCGCCAAGAAAAGAAGGTGGACAAAAGAGGACTTGCTATTGCTAATGCAATTAATAATGGAAAGGATGATCAACAAGTAATTGAACCACAGATAGAAGAGTATTTTGTTTATACTCCAAAACAAAACTATCCTAGTGGAACATTCTCTGGTGCCGGCAATAAAGCAAAAGGTGTAAAAATTGCTAAAGACTCAGTTGTCTATTGCAGTTCTGGTCTTGTAGACAGAAACAAGGGAACTGTTCTTTCGTATCTCCATAAAGCAATTAAAGCACTTAATCAACTTAGAATGATTGAGGATTCTTTGGTAATCTATCGTTTATCTAGAGCACCAGAGCGTCGTATTTTCTACATCGATGTTGGCAATCTTCCCAAAGTAAAAGCAGAACAATACCTCAGAGAGGTAATGTCTCGCTACAGAAATAAACTTGCATATGATGCATCAACTGGGGAAATCCGTGATGATCGCAAGTATATGTCTATGATGGAAGACTTCTGGTTACCTAGAAGAGAAGGTGGTCGCGGAACTGAGATCACTACCCTACCTGGTGGTCAGAACTTAGGAGAACTTGCAGATATTGAATATTTTCAAAAGAAACTTTATAGAGCACTTGGAGTTCCTGAGTCAAGAATTGCTGCTGATGGTGGTTTCAACCTTGGTCGTTCTTCTGAGATTCTGAGAGACGAACTTAAGTTTGCTAAGTTTGTTGGTCGTTTGAGAAAGAGATTCTCTCAAATGTTCAATGACATGTTGAGAACTCAATTGATTCTCAAAAATATCATAACTCCCGAAGATTGGGAGATTATGTCGGATCATATTCAGTATGACTTCCTCTATGATAATCAGTTTGCTGAACTGAAAGAGTCTGAACTTCTTCAAAGCAGACTTGGAAATCTTGCCACTATCGAACCTTATATTGGTAAGTATTATTCTACAGAATATGTAAGAAAGAAAGTTCTTCGTCAAACAGACACAGAGATTATTGAGATTGATAGTCAAATCGAAGATGAAATCAACAAAGGCATCATTCCAATGCCCGGATCTGTTGATCCAATTACTGGAGAACCATTAGG